TGATACATCTGCCGTTGCCAGCATCAACTAAGAACAGCATCTTACTGCTCATAACCGTTCTTGCTCTGGGTTAAGATTTTTCACGAATTGCTCAGGATCCCTTTCTGACTTGTGTACCCAATGATAGCGCATCATCTCGAAAATGGGATCCCACATGGGGATACAGACATAATCCTTCATGTATGTCTCGCAGCAAGTTCCTTCAGTTCCTTCGCTGTCAGTTTATCTAACTGCTCTGTGAAATGATCTAGCAGCAATTGTTTGTATTGTTTCTTAGTCATAGTATTGTTGGATCACTCGTTCAACTTGTTTTTTGTCACAACCGCAAGGAGCATTGCGTAGACATCTACGAATCAATTCGTTATCGCTAATAGCAGGTTTGATTGTAAATCCCCACTTATCAACTTCACCTTCTGTAGGTGCTTCGACGTAATCAAATTCACTTGGCATTAATCTCTTTGCCTCCAGTCATCAGGTTTGTCTTGGTGAAACCAACTCTTGATATCGTCAGCATCGGTGAATCCCTTTCTATGATTGGATGGGTCGGGATCTCCTAGTCCCATCCTATTCAGAAAATCGTCGGTACTACCTTCTTCAATTTCTTGAGAAGATTGTCTTCGTGCTTTTTGTAACCAGTCTCTAGCAGTTGTATGAGACTTTGCCAACTTCTCTGCCCAGATCATGTCATCTAGTTTTACCTCTTCACCATTGGCAATACATTTACAAATGAACTCTAAGCGCAGTCGGTACTGTGTAGAAAGCAAAAGTTTTCTCCTCAATCAAGTTTATTTAGGACTCATCCGACATCTTTGAAAAATTATTGATCTTTTCAAACTTCAGTGTTCGTAAGAACTTATCAACAAGAATGTCTCCTTTATGTGATATAACAAACGCATTAGTGTCTTTTCCAAGACCACGAAGAATCTGAAGAAGTTCTCCAGTACCAGCAGCATCTAGCGAACTATCAAACACCTCATCAAGAATGAGTAAATTAGTAGCAACACTATTTTTCATACGAGCAACTTCACGCCAAGTAAACAGAAGTGCTAAATCAATCTTCTGCTTCTCACCTTCAGAGAATGATGCATATGAAAACTCATCCCTGAAGCGACTCTTGATGACTTCATTGAACTCTTCATCGAGTGTGAAGTTAACAAAGAAGTCCATTGATTGGAGATACTTATTAATTAGTTGATTGAAAATGGGAATATATTTTTTGATGATTCTACTTTTGATTCCAGAATCTTTGAGCAGTGAAGAAATCACATGGAACTCATCTAATCTCTGACTGACTGATGCACAATCAGTTTTTGTTTTTGCATACTCATCTTCAACATTTTGTAGATGTTCTTTTTCTTTATCGATGTTAGGAGTATGTTCCTGCAACTTTACAAGTTCATCTTTAATGCGAAGATTATCAAACTCTAGTCTAACGTAGTCACGGTCAAGTGCAGTAAGGTTACTGGAAAGTTCTTTAAGTTTCATAGACTGTTCAGAAATTTCAGTCACAATCTGAGTCGCTTCAGTAACATCTACATTGAATTGAACAATCTCTTCAGCAACTAATTTGCCAGAGTTTGTCAATTTATCAATTTGAGTATCCTTAAAGGCACCACTAATATCTTGTGTACATGTAGGACATACATCATGTCCCTTGAAAAACTTCAGGTCTTTAGAGATAATTTTTAGTTGGGATTTTCTATCTGACTGACCTTGACGCAAAGATGATAAAGTTTTTGCTGCGGCATCATAGTCACCAATTTTACTTTCGGTATCTTCAATATCTTTCTCTACAATATACTTATCTTCATGCACTTTCTTCATGAGAGAAAGATTCTCATCATACTTCTTCTGTTTCTCTTCTTGACGATTCTGATTTACTTCTTCAAGAGAATAGATTAATTTTTTCTGAGCATGGACTTTACCTTCGGCAAGAGTCAACATGTGAGAACAATCTTTACTTTGACCTTGTGATGCACGAATACGATCTTTCAAAAGACCATTCATATTCGAGAAGATATTAATGTCTAGTAGATCTTCAATCACCTCTCTCCTATGAGAGGCAGAAAGTTGCATGAAGGGGACAAAGGTACTAGAACCAAGAATGACAACTTGGGTAAATGACTTATAGTTAAGTTTGAGTACGGATTGCTCAAGATACTTTTGCGTGTCTTTGGTTGCTGCATCCTGATCAACCAGTTTATTATTTTTGTAAAGTTCAAAGACATTAGGTTTAATACCTCGGAATACACGGTACTCCTCACTACCAATACTAAACGTAACTTCTACTTTGGCATCCTTTTCGTTGATGCTATTAACTAGTTGAGGTTTGTTAATCTTACGGAATGCTTTTCCAAACAAAGCAAAACACAGGGCGTCCAACATAGTGGACTTCCCTGCGCCATTAGAACCTACAATAAGTGTTGAGGATGACTCGCAAAAATCAATCTCAGTCCACTGGTCTCCTGTTGAAAGAAAGTTTTTCCAGCGGATGGTTTCAAATGTAATCATTACGGGGGGACAATCAGATCATCTTTTTCAATAACGGAATAACTATATCCGTATGTGTTACAGTTGATAGCAACAACGTCTTTGTCAACTTCAAAAATTTCTAGTTCATCTTCATAATCATCGGCAAGTAGTAGTTGTACATACCGTTCTGCGTCGTCACGATCTTCAAATACAGTAACAGTTTTGATTTTATCTTTGCTGTTTACGGCATAGATACCGCCTGAGTTTGTGTCTGTTAGAACGAACATTAGATTTCAGATGCTTCCATGTATAGGGATCTCATTAGATTCTTAACATTAGTTTTGCTAACCTTAAGATCTATTTCATCTATGTAGTTATCTAGGAGAGTCATAGTGTCTTCGGTTTCCAACACCGAATCACTAGAGACTTCTGCATTAAGGTCTTCGATGATTTTTAAATCACCCAAAGACATTGATTGAAGTTGATTGACTGTGTAATCAAACTTTGCATAATCTCCCTTCTCTTCTACGATCAGTTTGACATATGCTCCTTGTAGTTCGCTAGAATCTGGCAAACTTACTCCATTATTGTAGTACACTTTATGGAAAGTGTCAAATGGATTTCTAATAAAAGTTGTTCTCAGAGTGTCGGTATCAAATACATGGAACCCTCTTTTACATCCATAGTCATTCCAATATAACTGGTATGGATTACCCAAGTAAGACACATTACCTTTACTAGATTTCATGTGATAGTGTCCAGAAAATACTTTCTTAAATTTTGAGAACGTATTCTTATCCATACCACTTTCCATTACATGTCCAGGGTGTGCTTCAAAACCATTAAGTTCTAAGTGTCCCATGCATACTTCTGCTTTAGTAGTTCCTACTTCTTCAAGAACTGCTGCACGATTTTCATCGCAAATCCAAGGCAGAAGGAGTATAGGAAGACCATCGTAAACAGCAGTGGTGGGATTATCGATGACACTGATGTTTGTGTACCCTGCAAGTAACTCACTTGGGGCATTAACTCGCAAAGTATTTTTGTAATATATGTCATGGTTACCTACTAGCATACGCATTTGTACACCTAGTTTACTTAAAGGATCAAACCACATGTCCTTTGCTGCTTCCAGAGACATGAAGTTGATTGACCTACGCTTATCAAAAGTATCTCCAAGAGCAATCACTTGCTCGATGTTAAACTTTTCGATGTACGGTATAACTACCTTGGTATAAAATTTTCTATAACTCTCAATAAAATACTGATTGTCGTTACGAACACCAAAGTGTTGGTCCGTAATCAATAAGATCTTCATCGTTTCGAGTTCATCTCCACACGGGACTTGATCTGATTATACCCTGTATCTACATCCCCGTCAATACTAAAGACGTGATCGTAACCAGATTTCTCTAGAATCTTGTCTTTGATCTCCATCTGTCTTTTTTCTTTTTGAATCCTTCTTAAGAATGCATAGTATACAATCTGTGTAAAGTATGCAAACGGATTTTTAGATTTGTCAGGATCAAAGTTATTGATGTATTGAATGCAATTTTCAATGCCATCGCAAATCATATCCTCCTTATACATGTAGTTAATGAAGTTAGGACGATATGAAAGGTGAGTTGCAATCTTTAAGAAGCACCCACCAATATAATTATTGACTCTGGGTTTCTTAGGACTATCCCATTTCTTAAGAGCTTGCACCTGTTTGTTGTGGGGAAGATCTTGAAATCCAGGAATCTCTTTCTCTGCAGCAGAAATGAGTTTCTTTTTATATACAATTATTGCAGCAAGAAACTCTTGATTGTCAACATAATGTTGTTTTTGTTTTTTAACAGTGGTTTTCATATGTTATCTGCTTTGTTAATATTATAACATACTTGACAGAATCGTCAAGTCTCTGTAGAATAACCATGTAAGGGTTCAGAGAACTACTAGCTTCTATAGATCTTCTCTAAGAGCTTTCTTGCTTCATTAATTTTACCTAGGTAACCCATCTCGGGTTCTAGATCTTTTTTAGATGACTTCTCGTCATCTTCACTAAGAATAAAAGCTTCGTATAAGTATGAAACTTCTTTACTCATTGAGGTTACCGTAAGAATATCCTTCTCACGTAAAATAAAGAAGTCCTCATTAGAAAACTGCATCCATTTAGAAAACCCTACTCCACGAACTAGTTTCCCTTCGTCGAGTTCTTTATGAACTACTTGGGTGCAAACAGGATCTTGGATAAACACTAAGGTTTCTCCATCATCTTCTGTAAGTACTGCTTTACCTAAAACTTCCTCACCATTGAGGAGTTTGAAAACTCCGTAGAATTCTTCATCATGTCTTGCGTAATTAATCATAAGTTTTTAAGTTGACATCTATGATTTCATAATTAAATTTTTCTTGATTGTACACTTTAACTCTTTCCATTAAATGGTTGAGTGTGTAGTTGTTACCTCTATCGGTAGAGATATCATCAGCAATATCATATAATGTTGCTTGAGATTTATTTTCGCCTTTCCTTAGAACACGACCTATAGATTGTAGGTTGCGAACTCTGGACTTTGAAGGACTTGCAAAAATAACGTTGTGTAATCTTTTGATGTTGATGCCTGTGGAAAAAGTACCGTAAGAAGCAACAATGATAGCATTGTCAGACTGTTCAGTTAGCAATCTGATGTCTTCACGGTCGTTAACATCTACACCACCATGTACAAAATGTACTGGTCTTTCGGTGTAACTATTTATCATCTCGTAAAGAGGGACCCCATGACGCTCTACATAGTTGAATAGCACTAGAGTATTTCCCTTCAGATCACAAGCAAGATTACGAATGAATTTATTTCTACCTTCATGTTCTACAAGGTATCCGATCTCATCTTGATATCCTTCAAACAGTTTTTCCTCATGCTTCACTAGAACAATCTTTACTTTTAATTTGGCAACATGTCCTTCCTGCATTAGTTGAGCAGTTCGTGTTACTTGGGAACACCTTCCAAAGACACCCTCCAAAACTAATTGATTGACATTTGCACCATCAAGAGTTCCTGTAAATCCAATACGATATTTACATTCATGCATCTTAGACATAAGAGAAGTCAGAGATTTAGCTTTGAAAAGGTGTGCCTCGTCACCGATAACTACGTCAAACCTATCAAACCACTTACGAGGTTCCTTATAGATAGATTGCCAAGTGGTAATTACCACCTGATGGTCCGTATATTTTTGCTGCCCCGCATATATTTTGTGGCAGTTTTCGGACGCCATCCATCCATATTCTTCAAAGTCTTTATACATCTGCTCCACTAGAGATGTTGTAGGGACTACAATAAGAACATTTCTATTTGCATTTACATGAAAGCGTACTAATGCATAAATCATCAGAGACTTTCCAGAAGCTGTCGGTGATAATAAAAGTCTTCTATTATATTTTAGTGCCTCGTATATTGCTTTATACTGATAATCCCGAACGGGATAAGGTAACCGAAGAGACTTTACAAAACCTACAACACCCTGAGGAGTGATAAACTCATTCTGCTCTAGAGGATGTCCAAAGAACTTACAGTCTTGAAATTTGTAGTTGTACTTCTTTTCATCCGCCCACTCTAATAGGTAGTCTAGAAGACCACAATAGATCTCTCCTGTTGCAGGTGAGTATAAACGAATCTTTCCATCCCATCCCTTCCAACGACGTTGCTTCTGCATATACTTTGCAGACTCAACTTCAAAGCAAAAGTAATCTGCTAATTCGTAATTGACATGAGGTTCTGCGTCTATCTTGAGATAGACTTCATTCTTCTTTTTTATTACAAGGTCAGTCATTTACATACCAGATTGAAATCTTTTCCACTCGATAGCATTTTTAATATGAAAACTACGATTGTTAATTTGTCGTAGCACACCATCCAGGAAACATAGGACTTGACTTATATATCCTATCTTGTACTGAATCTTTCCAATGTCCTCATCAGCAGCGATGAACATTGATATCTCTTCTTTAGTTGTAAGTTTTAAATCAAAAGGCATCTCCTTGTAGATTGCTGCAGGTGCCTTTCCCTTGTAATATAACCATTTCTCTCTAGTAATCCGATTCAACTCAATCTCTTTCTCACTCTTCATAAGTGAGAAAGTATTGTAATACTCCATATATTTTGCATGGAGTTGAGGAATTTTCAAAGAGTCATTATCATGTAGATCATCATCCAATACGGAATCAGTCTTCCACATTTCTTGTAGCGATTCGAGATTCATAACTATACTTCAATTTCATTGCTTGTAATATCCATGCCTGAGACAAGGACTTTGGGCCATTAATAATAATTCTAGCGTGCTTATACTTTAAATTGGGGTCTTCTAGAGCGCGATGTTTCCAACTAGTCATCGTCTGGTCTGACTGTTAACGTTTCTAATCTCATATAAAGTATATTTGAATGTTGCTGATGCAATAAAATAATCGTTATCAGAACCAGTAACATCAAATGATAGAGTAGATAACTCTACAGGGAACATATCTTTAAAGACAACATCGAAGTTTGCAATGTTGTTGTTATTCAAAACCTGAAGAGTTGCATCTGAAAATCTTGCATCTCTTGTAGGGTCTTTCTGATACTTATCATTCCAAAGTTTTCTTTCTTTCAACTCTTGAGGAGTACCTAATCCACGCATCCAGTTATGGATCTGCATGTAGTTTTCTAAGTTTTCATCTACGATAAAATCCATAGTGAAATCGTTATAACGCATGTTCCCTTCAACAGGAATTGGAACTAATCCTCTAGTTGGAATCTGAACATCTCCTAATGCAATAGGTGGAATCTCTGCTTTTTGACACAGAAATGATACCTTGTTTGCCTTATCCAAAACGAATATGAATCCGATGGGGGACAAAAAGTTTCTGTTTGTTAATTGATCGTCGTACCAGTTTGCCATTTTATGCGTTTATGTTTTCTAACCAAGAAGTGGCGATGTATTTTTCGCCCGATAGTGGAGGGTTGCCTCTATGAACATGAGTATAACCTGCTGGCCAAATAAGGACTCTTCCCTTTACTGGTTTATATCTTTTAGATTGATATAAAAACTCAGTTTCTCCACCCTCATCAACATCATTGAGATACATCATAGTTGCTGCAACCCTTCGATTACACCCCATCGATCCTCTCTCGTCATGCCAAGCATGATAACCTTGCTGAGGCAAAGTTTTCTGCACGTTTAGATAAACTTGTTGATATCTATAATGTAAAAGTTGTTCATACTTATCAATGTACTTACCTAAGCAAGTAGAAATAACTTCATTGTATGCTCTCATATATTGATAACCGCAAGTGTGATCGAGCATAAACTCTTCAGTAACTAAACTGTTATCAATTCTTGCATGTGCTTTTCGTTCTTTACCAAACAATCCTTTTCGATTAAAGGTAGCACCACATTTATTTTGGTACTCCCAATACTCAATAAGATCTGAAGTATCATATTCGGTATCAAAGATGCCGATGAAATCTTCAAATTTACTATCGGTAATCATAATGAATCATTCTATCTAAAGATATTTAGGTACAAAAAAAGAGGTCCCAATAGAGACCTCGTTCACTTCCTTCACACGGTATAGTATGTATATGACTTACATAAGCACTTCCTTGCAGATTCTTTTACATGATGCTTGATGTGTATCTGTACATTCAATTAGGCATTCGTAGTAATCGTTTATTTTTTCTAATTCGATAGAATCCTCAAAGTGTGACCATTCGTATAACTGATTTCTAGAAGCGAGGTTGTTCATAGTTTTTCCG